CAGGGGTTCCTAACATCTTTGGCCAGTTTACTCATGAGCTTGGCGACATCCTGAAGTAAACATTCTTTTTTCTTTACAGTTCAGGAGCTTTTTGGAATTAAAAATACTATTTAACTAATGATTGTAACATCATATTATCTTGTTTTTATAAAGAGGGACCCACAATATGTCAGTAAAGAATTTTAAATTTGTATCTCCTGGAGTATTCATTAACGAGATTGATAACTCCTTTATCCCCAAATCCGCAGAGTTGATCGGTCCCGTTGTAATTGGGCGCGCCCAACGTGGCTTAGCGATGCAACCAATAAAGGTTGAATCATATTCAAAATTTGTTGAAGTATTTGGCGAGACTGTTCCTGGCGGTGGTGGTGGTGATGTCTATCGAGACGGCAACTATCAGTCTCCAATGTATGGAACTTATGCTGCAAAAGCTTTCTTAAATGCGAATGTTGCTCCTCTTACTTATGTACGCTTGCTCGGACAGCAAAGCGTGAACCAAACTGGTGTTACAGCGGCCAAAGCCGGCTGGGCAACAAGCAACAACAACACAAGCTCCCCAGTTACTACAGGTGGCGCATACGGACTATGGCTCTTTACTAGCGGCGCCGCTCGCGACCTTGGAACTGGACAATTGGCTGCTATATTCTATTGCGATGATGGATCTGTTCGTTTAAGTGGTTCGTTGCGCGGCGGCGGCGTCAATCAAGGGGCTGCGAATTCAACTCATGTAGTTGGCACAGCCTCTGTCGGCGCCGTAATTGGTAACGATAGCAGCAATCTTTTTACAGTACTTATTAGTGGTTCGACCGGTACAGATACTATTAAATTTGGTTTTGATGACAATAGCGAAAATTTTATTCGCAAGGCCTGTAATACAAACCCGCAATTGGTATCTGCTGCAAATACATTTTATCCCAGTGCTTCTGCCAAGGATTATTGGCTAGGTGAGACTTTTGAACAGGAACTCCGTGATAATTCTCTTACGGGTGACGCACAAGGCGTTATTTTGGCAATCTGCAGCGGATCTTCTGGTGGAACTGGCCCCCAAGCTATGAGAGGCGCAGCTTCCCGCGAAGCGCGCACCGGCTGGTTTATCGCTCAGTCCACAACTGCTCCTGCAGCTTATGTACCTTTTGATAATGCCCAGGCACACAAGCTTTTTCGCTTAATTGGCCGCGGTCATGGTGAGTGGTTGCATAAGAACTGTAAAGTCTCAATTGAACAGATTAGGCAATCAAATAGCACTGCAACAGATTACGGTACTTTTTCTGTGGTTATTAGAGCTTTGGGCGATGACGATAGTGCAGTGCAGGTCATGGAAAGATTTGATAAACTTACCCTCGATCCAGGCGCGCCCAACTTTGTTGCGCGCAAGATTGGAACACAATATACGAAATGGGATACGGAGGCCAAGAGACTTAGAACATATGGCATGTATCCTAACCAATCAAAATTCGTTTATGTTGAGATGGACAGCGCCGTTGAAGACGCCGGTACAGATGCAATATTGTTGCCCTTCGGTTATTTTGGGCCACCCAAATTTAAGACAGTATCGGGTGCTTTCGGAACTGCCTCATATGGCCAAAAATCTTCTTATGTAAAGAATCCTAATCATTTCTTTATTACAGGTGCAATTGGATCTGATGCAGCAAACTTTCTCTCTGGAGGCGGCAACAACGTCGCCATCGGTAACAACATGGGTGCCAACACTACGGTAATGACTGGCTCGCTAGCCTTCCCGTCTGTGCGACTTCGCGTATCTGCTTCTGATGGTGGTCTCTCCAACCCAACAAACGCATATTTTGGTATGGACAGTTCGCGAACAGCCGCATCTACAAGGTCAGATCGCAGTGTTGCAGATTTCCATCGTCGTCTATATGGCGACTACGGGGCTGGCGGAACTGCGGCTACCACCGCAGGTGTTGATGATTTCGCATATGTATTTTCACTTGATGATGTAGTGGCACTTAGCTCTACAAAATATTATTATGAATCTGGCTCAAGAGCTACCGAGACCTCGGCAACTAGTGGCAGCTATGTAAACTTACTAAACGCTGGTTATGATAGATTTACTGCCCCGTTCTTCGGAGGTTTTGACGGATTTGATATTACAAAACCAGATCCTCTCTATAATGGAGCAATGGGGGCTAGTTCTACTGAAGCTAATAACTATGTCTATCATACGTGGAAGCGTGCAATCGATACGGTATCAGATCCGGAACAGGTTGACATGAATCTTTTAGCAGCCCCGGGTCTTACCTTAGCCGGCCTTACGACGCACATGGTTAATACATGTGAAGATAGAGCAGACGCGTTAGCAGTCATTGATCTTCCAGATGTATATACACCGGCTCATGAGGGATATAAGAGTTCAAAGGATGCTAGAGTTACAACGACACCAACATTGGCGGCAAATGCTTTGCGCGATAGAAGAATTGATTCGAGTTATGGGTGTACATTCTATCCATGGGTGCAGACTTCTGATGCTTCTGGGCGATTGCTGTGGATTCCACCCTCTGTTGCAATGCTTGGTGTTTTGGCAAGCTCCGAAAGAGCATCTGATATTTGGTTTGCTCCGGCAGGATTTAACCGCGGCGGCCTTAGTGAAGGTGCCGCAGGCATTCCAGTTACCGCAGTAACAGAACGGCTAGTTTCTAAAGATCGCGATGTTCTTTATGAAGCTCGAATTAATCCAATTGCCTCTTTCCCCTCTAGTGGTATCGTGGTATTTGGACAAAAAACCCTTCAAGAGCGCCAGTCTGCGCTTGATAGAATTAATGTAAGGAGACTTGTTATCTATCTTAAGAAGCAGATTTCTATTCTTTCTACTCAAATACTGTTTGAACAAAATGTTCAAGCAACATGGACAAGGTTTAAAGGTCTTGTAGAGCCATTCTTAGCAAATGTCTTAACAGGGTTCGGTATTACAGACTATAGGTTAATCTTAGACGAGACTACAACAACTCCCGACTTAATTGATCAAAATGTTATGTATGCAAAAATTATGATTAAACCAGCGAGAGCAATTGAATACATCGCGATTGACTTTGTAATCGCATCCACAGGAGCATCGTTTGATGATTAAAAGGAGGAGATTTTTCCTCGATACACTAATTAAGTTTAGATAGGAGCTACACATTATGGCGTTTTGGGCAAAAAACTTTGGTGAAGATACAACTTTAAAAGATCCAAAGAGAAATTTTAGATTTATAGTTGAATTTTCAAATTTGAGGTCGAGTGATGGCCCATTGCTTTGGTTTGCCAAAACAGCAGCCAAACCATCATTTGCAATTGCAGCAGCAGAACACAAATATTTAAACCACACTTTTTATTATCCTGGTTCCGTAACCTGGAACACGATTTCCATAAGCTTGGTAGATCCAGTGGTCCCAGATGTAGCAGCCACAGTAGCTGACTTTATAGTTCAAGGCGGTTATACACCTCCTTCGACTCCCAATTCGCTTACCACAATGTCTAAGGCCAAGGCCGCGGGCGCTATGGGTATCGTAACGGTTAAGCAACTAGACGCAGACGGTATGATACTTGAAGAATGGACCCTTTGGAATTCCTGGATCACAGATGTTAAGTTTGGCGACACTCTTGAATATGGTAACGATGAATTATCGACAGTTGATATAGAGCTTAAGTATGATTGGGCACGCCTAGAGACCAAGACTGACGGCTCTGTGGGTCCAAACACGGGCGCTTCGACATTCTTCGATACGCGCGCATCATAATAGACAAAATACGATAAAGAGGTGAAATTTGTCAAGAAATAGAGATCGCGTGGGAGGCACGCAGCACCAAGATGCTTCGCCCCCACCGCAACAAGTGGCACAAAGCCAACACGAAAATATAGAGCAATTTGCGTTTGTAGTACCTACTGAATTTGTGGAACTACCATCACAAGGAAGGTTTTATCCAGAAGGACACCCTCTTTGTGGCGTTGATACCATTGAAATTCGTCACATGACAGCAAAAGAAGAAGATATGCTGACTTCTAGAACGCTCCTTAAAAAAGGTATTTCATTAGACCGTGTAATTCGAAGTTTAATTATAGATATATCAATTAATCCTGATACTCTATTAGTTGGCGATAGAAATGCAATAATTATCGCTACAAGATCAGCCGGATATGGCAATGATTATGATACAAAAGTAACTTGTCCTGCTTGCGGAACAGTTCAACAATATAGTTTCGATCTCAATGCCGCAGAAATATATAATGGCGGCCCTGCAGCTAATATGGAAGTTACAGACAATGAAAATGGAACATTTGATGTAGTATTACCAAAAACAGAAATTACAGTAACATTTAGATTACTTACTGGCGCCGATGAAAAACGCTTTCTTGATGGTTTGGAAATAGACCGTAAACAAAAACAAGATCGCAATGTAACAAGACAATTAAGAAACATTATTGTAGCTGTCAACAACAACGATTCTTCAGAGGCAATATCATATTTAGTTAATAATATTCCATCGATAGATTCTAGATATTTAAGATCGGCTTATCGGCTATCAACCCCCGACATTGATTTAACGCAAAATTTTATTTGTGAAGAGTGCAACCACGAAGTCGACTTGGAGGTTCCGCTTTCCGCGGACTTTTTTTGGCCTGACCGATGAATACATGCAAAATGTATATGAGCAGTTTTTTTATTTAAAATACTCAGGCGGCTGGTCATTTTCAGAAGCTTATAATTTACCCATTGGATTGCGCGAATGGTTTGTTGAAAGATTATCTAAGCAGCTCCAAATGGAGAATGACGCGACGAAAGAGAGCCGTAATTCCTCCTCATCCGGTCAATCACAAACCTTGACGCCGCTTAATCAGCCCACACCTCCCCCAGGTTTCGAATCGCCCGATAAAGGATAGCTATAGCTATCCTTTTTTTTTATAAAACTATTTAACTATAGAAGCTTAATAAGGATTGTACAATGGCTGATACTATTACCCCTGAACTTCTTGATAGACTTAAGGCTTTGGGCGCCGCTGGAAGAGAAACAGCCGACCGACTTGATGAATTAAGCCAAAAACAACTTGAATACGTTGAAGCGCAAATGGCGGGAC